GACCTTAAGACGGATTTCAATGCCCTACTTGCAAAGCTGAAAGCCGCCGGTATCATGGCGGCTGACGAATAACGAAAGGAGCGGCGGTATGAGTACATTGCTTGAAAAAGTAAAAGCAAACCTTATCCTAGAGCATAACGAGGATGACAGTCTTATCGAGGGGTTCATCACCGCCGCTGTTTCCTATGCCGAAAGCTATCAGCATATAGAAGAGGGGCATTACAGTGAAAACCCCATGCCGCCCACGACCGAGCAGGCAGTCATCATGCTTGCCAGTCATTTTTATGAGAGCCGTGACGGTTCCACGGGCGGTTTCTTTTCGGATAACGTTAATGCGGCGCAGCAGATATGGAACACGGTAAATCTTCTCCTGCGGCTCGACCGGGACTGGAAGGTGTGATATGAGCTTCGGAAAAATGAACACGAAAATAACTATCGTGGAGAAAAGTATCAGCACCGATGAGGACGGTTTTAAGTCGGAGGAAGATACGGTTATCGCAGAAGTTCGGGCTTATCGTGAAGGACGGCACGGCAGTGAGAAATGGGCTAACATGGCGACATATTCTACTGCCACCGACCTGTTCCGTTTCCGTATTATTCACGGAGTAACGGTAACAAAAAACATGAAGATACTCTGCGATAACAGAACATTTGAGATCATATCCGTGGAAGATGTTAAGGGGCGCGGTATGTATCTTGAGGTATTGGGACAGGAGGTGACTGCCGGTGGCTAAAGCAAGTTTCAAAATGCCCGAGGATTTTCTGCTTAAGATTTCAAAACTCGGGGATAAAACGGATGAGATACTTCCGAAAGTCCTGCAGGCAGGAGCGGAGGTCGTTGAGAAAAAAGTGCGCTCCAATTTACAGGCATCCATCGGAAAAGGCAGTACTCCTTCTAAATCCACAGGACAGCTTTTATCGGCGCTCGGCACATCTCCACCAAGGCAGGACAAGGACGGAAATTTCGATGTGAAAATTGGTTTCTCTGAGCCAAGGGCTGACGGCAGCAGTAATGCTATGGTGGCATCAGTGCTTGAATACGGCAAAAGCGGTCAGCCGCCGAGACCTTTTCTTAAGCCCGCAAAATCGGCTGCAAAGAATGAGTGCATAGAAGCCATGAAAGCAAAACTGGAATCGGAGGTGGGGAATATATGAGTCTTTTATCGGAACTGAAAACCATCATCACAGGATTAGGACTTCCGGTTGAAACGGGCGTGTTCTCCGGGATGCCTCCCGACAGATACACAGTGCTGACGCCGCTTTCCGATACGTTCGATATGTATGCGGATAACAGGCCTGAGATAGATGTGGAAGAGGTCAGGATATCCATTTTTGACAAGGGAAACTATCTGTCTGTGAAAAGGCAGATAACGGCGGCGCTTTTATCTTCCGATATCACCATCACCGACAGAAGATATGTCGGCCATGAAAATGATACCGGATATAACCACTATGCCATTGATGTGGCAAAAGAATATATAACAAACTAACAGGAGGAATGAACTATGGCAACGATAGGACTTGACAGTCTGTATTATTCAAAGATCACCGAAAATGCATCGGGTGAAGAAACCTATGCAACACCTGTGAAGCTCGCCAAGGCGATCGAGGCGGAAGTCTCCGTGGAGCTTAACGAGGCTATCCTTTATGCCGATGACGGAACCGATACCGTTATCAAGGAATTCAAAAGCGGATCCATTACACTCGGTGTAAATGATATAGGCAAGGATGCCGCAAAGGATCTGACAGGAGCGACCGTGGACAGAAACGGTGTGCTCGTATCAACAGGCGAGGATACTCCCGTACCCGTGGCTATCGGCTTCAGGGCAAAGACAGCAAGCGGCAAGTACAGATACTTCTGGATTTACCGCGTGCTTTTTGGTATCCCCGGAACGAGCCTTAAAACCAAGGGCGACAGCGTGGAGTTCCAGACACCTTCCATCGAGGGTACTATCTCAAGAAGGAACAAGCTGGACGGACAGGACAGGCACCCGTGGAAAGCGGAGGTCACCGAGGGCGAAACTGGTGTTACGGCAGGAACGCTTACAAACTGGTTCCAGAGTGTATATGAGCCGAACTATACGGCAGCCGCTGGCGGCAACGGTTAAGGAGGAATGACCTATGGCAGAGAATAAGAATACGGCAGTAAGCGACAGAGCTTCTGTGATCACCATCGGCGGGAAAGAGTATGAACTGCTCCTTACCACAAAGGCAACAAAAGAGATCGGAAAGAAGTACGGAGGACTTGGTGACCTCGGGGAAAAGCTGATGAAGTCGGAGAACTTCGAGAAAGCCATCGATGAGCTCATCTGGCTTATCACGCTTCTTGCCAATCAGCCGATACTGATCCACAACATCAGGGAGCCTGAAAACAAGAAAGCTCTCCTTGAGCCCGAGACCGTGGAGCTTCTTACCACACCTCTTGAGCTTGCTGATTTCAAGGACGCCATCATGGATGCCCTTATGAAAGGCACAAAGAGGAATATAGAGAGCGAGCCCGAAAAAAACGCATAGGCGGGCAGGATACCTCTGACGAGGAGGTCTTTGCCCGTCTTATCTTTTACGGAGTCACACTTCTGAACCGGACGGAAGAGGAAGTGTGGCTTATGCCCCTGGGGCATCTATTAGACCAGTGGGAGATATATAAGCAGTTCAACGGACTGGCAAAAGCGAAAAAAGAGCACTTTATTGATGAGGTCATTCCGTATGGGATATAAAAAGAATTCCCGTTCTACAGTTTGTAAAACGGGAATTTGTAATTAAGTGTCTTTTCGAAGAATCTCCAAATATGAAGTATAAGAATAAATCTTTGATTTTCCGACTTTTGATGTTTGTGACAGTATTCCTTTGTCGCAGAAAAGGTCCACATACTTGGCTGTAGTGTTATAGGAGAAGCCCAATGCATCAGAAGTCTTTTTGACATCGATAATGGGATTCTTTTCAAGGTATGTGAGAAGGCTCTTCAGGTTGTTTTTTATTCGAGAGGATTCAGCATCAATCAGATCAATGTTTTTAGTGTGTAAAGCAGTCAGCTTATCGATGGTGTCTATTGCATCTTCGGCTGTTTCCGCAATTGCTCGTAGGAAGAACAGAATCCACTGTTCATAATTTCCGCTTTTTCTGACTTCTGTCATTCTGTCATAATATTCAATACGATTAGATTTCAGATAGCAGGAAATATAAAGCGATGGGGTAGAAAGAATATGTGTCTCCATCAGGAAAAGAGTGATAAGGAGACGACCAACTCTGCCATTTCCATCGAGGAAGGGATGAATGGTCTCAAATTGATAATGAATAAGGGCAGCCTTGATAAGCGGATCGAGGGAATCTTCAGCATTAAGGTATTTTTCAAGATCAGACATCGCATCTTTCATATCTTGCGGATTAGGTGGAATATATCTTGCATTCTTCAGTGTGCTGCCTTGCCCACCTATCCAGTTTTGGGAATAACGGAATTCACCGGGAGTCTTTTCACTGCCGCGAACCCCTGAAAGCAGAACTGAATGCGTTTCTTTAATCAGTCTGTTGCACAGGGGAAGCGTGTTTAATCGGTTTACAGCATACTCCGCAGCCTTAATGTAGTTAACTACATCTGATACATCACCATTTATATTGGTTTCGATATTCGGATCAAGAACATCGTCAAGCGTACATTGTGTGCCCTCAATCTGTGAAGAAACCAGTGCTTCCTTGCGGACATACATTGCTACGAACAGATCCATATTCGGAATTCGGGATGATAGACCATCTAAAAGAGCAACTTTTCGATTGGCTTCAATCAAAAGAGATGTTGCTTCATTGTCGAGTTCGACAGGTGGAGAAGGCGGCAGTGGAGCAGGACGGAATGAACGATATTCGGCATCCCCTGAAAGATTAGTAACAAAAGAACCAGAACGGTTTTGCATATCAATCACCTCTGAAGTTGAGTTTTCTGTTTCTATTATACCACGGCAAACTCAAAATATCAAGCGAACATGAAAAAATACGGATAGAAAACTCAAAAACAAGGCAGAAAATGAAATTGTATTAGATGTTATCAACGAAAAACTCAAGTTTGAAAGAAAGGAGGCAGCTTATGGCAGATAATTTCGGCCTGAAAATCGGAGTAGAGGGCGAGAAGGAATTCAAGAAAGCACTGTCGGAGATCAACGGCACGATGAAAGTGCTGGGCTCGGAGATGAAGCTTGTTGAATCATCCTTTGATAAGCAGGATAAATCCGTTCAGGCGCTTACGTCAAGAAACGAAGTGCTGAATAAAAACATCGAAGCACAGAAGCAGAAAATCGAAACACTGAGATCAGCCCTTGAAAATGCCTCCACATCTTTCGGAGAAAATGATAAGCGAACACAGGCGTGGCAGATACAGCTCAATAACGCAGAAGCCGCATTAAACGGCATGGAGCGGGAACTGAAGGATAATAACGATGCCCTGGATAAAGCTGCAGACGGCTTTGATGATGCCGAAAAAGAAGCCGACAAGTTCGGCAAGGAGGTCAAGGAAAGCGGTGAGCAGACAAGCTCCGCCAGCGAGAAGTTTAAAGCCGCTGGTGAAGTCTTAAAGAAGGTCGGTGAAGCCATGGCAGCCGCTGTGGCAACCATAGGAGCCGCCGCAGTCGCTACAGGCAAAAAGCTCTATGATATGGCAACGGAGACGGCAAATATCGGTGACGAGATAGACAAGACCTCACAGAAACTCGGTATGTCTGCCGAGGCCTACCAGGAGTGGGATTATGTCCTCGGCCAGTCGGGTGTGGAAATAACCTCCATGACCACAGGCTTAAAGACCCTTACCAATCAGATAGACGATGCCAAAAACGGAAGTGATAAAGCGGCAGAACGCTTTGCAAAGCTCGGTATCTCCATGGATGATCTTAACTCCATGTCAAGAGAGGACATCTTCGCAAAAGTCATCGAGGGTATGCAGGGCATGGCGGATTCCACAGACCGTGCGGCACTCGCCAACGACCTCTTCGGTAAAAGCGGTCAGAACCTTACTCCGCTGTTTAATGAAACAGCAGAATCAACCGCAGCCTTAAAGCAACAGGCGCACGACCTCGGCATGATCATGAGCGATGAGGCTGTGTCTGCATCGGCTGATTTTAACGACTCCCTCGATACTCTTCAGCGTACATTCACAGGCGTTAAGAACAATATCATGGGAGAACTACTTCCGGGATTTACAGAGATAATGACCGGGCTTTCGGAGCTCCTTGTAGGCGGCGAAGGCGCTAAAGAAAAGATACAGGCAGGCGCACAGCAGCTTGTGGATAAGCTTGCAGAAGTTTTTCCGAGGATAGCCGATGTGCTTATCACTCTGGTGGCATCCGTAGCTGAAATAGCACCGGGTATCATAGATGCACTTGTGCAGGGCGTGGTCAACAACCTGCCGCAGATAGTCAGTGCCGCAGGAAAAATAATCGTGACATTCTTAAACAGCCTTGTAAGCTCTCTTCCCCAGATAGCACAGGGGGCGCTTGAGCTTGTCATGACCCTTGTAAATGCGATACTTGAAAATCTGCCGATGATACTGGAAACGGCTATTCAGGTGATTGTAACGATTGCGACAGGAATAGCGGATGCGCTTCCGACACTGATACCGACTGTGGTTTCGGTCATCATGCAGATCGTGACCACGCTTATCGATAATCTGCCGAGTATCCTTGATGCGGCTTTGCAGATAATCATGGGACTGGCACAGGGTATCCTTGATGCCATACCTGTGCTTATTGAAGCCCTGCCGGAAGTAATAAACAGCATAATCAACTTCATTATCGAAGCGATCCCGAT